AGACGCTTGCTCATGAAATGGTACATCTAAAGCAGTATGCTAAAAACCAACTTTATAAAAAGTTTGCACCTACGAAGGATAAAAAGGGTGAAACATTGCATACGCTATGGGAAGGAAATATTTGGAAGCCCAAGCGTAATGAACATAAGTACTTTGATAGCCCATGGGAAGTAGAAGCATTTGGCCGCGAGGTTGGAATGTTTCATCGCTGGATAGAATATAAGAATTATGTCAGTTGACACAGTAGTAGAAAAAGTACATAGATTATTATTAGATAATTTGCCTATTAGGACTACTCGTACTCCTAGTGGCTGGATGACCTTTGACTGCCCGATGTGCAATGACAAGCGCAAGCGAGCTGGTATCATAACCAGCGGCGCAAAGATTTCTTACAACTGTTTTAACTGTAAATATACCACAGGTTGGAGTCCTACCCCCGGCTTGGGCAAGCGTTATAGAGATCTAGCAACTCGCTTGGGCGCAGATCAAAAACAGATTCACGACGCTCAGATGGATCTGTTGAAATACAGTGAAGAACTTGAAAACGAAGAGATTGAAAACTATGTTTATAGTCTAAATAAGTTTGAAGTAGTTGATCTGCCCGAAGATGCAGTGATGCTTGAAGATCTCCCCGACACGCATGAAGTTAAACAGTATGCAAAGGATCGAGGTATATACGGCTTATACCCTCTCCTTTGGTTTGACAATGATCCGTTATATACTAAACGACTAGTAGTGCCGTTCACTTATAATGGTGAACTAGTAGGCTGGACAGCTAGACACATTAGTCCGCCTGACAAGCAAACACCAAAGTATTTGCATAAAATGACCAGCGGCTATGTGTTTAATGTTGATAGATTCGTTGACACTAAGCGTGAATTGGTAATTGTTGTTGAAGGGGTGTTTGACGCTATAATGATTGACGGCGTTGCAGTATTAGGCAACCATGTTACAGCAGAACAAGCACATTTAATTAGCAAGCTGGGCAATAGGATTATACTTTGCCCTGACAGAGACGAACCAGGTAAAGAACTAATTGACGAAGCATTAGCATTGGGTTGGGAAGTAAGTTTCCCTCCTTGGGAAGATAGTGTTAAGGACGCTACAGATGCAGCAAACAAGTACGGTCGTTTACTCACAGTAGCCAGCATTATTAAACATGCAACAGGTAATAAGATTAAAGCACAAGTAAAAGCAAAGATGTTATGAGAAATAAATTATATACGAACGGATGTAGTTTCACCTATGGCCACGTCCCCGACGACGATGCACACAATACAGAAATCTTACGAGCTTATCATGCCCAACCCTGTAGTTGGACCTGGGCAGGCCACCTAGGAAATCATTTCAGCGAATTTGTTAATGAATCCTGGGCTGGAGGCAGTAATTTGAGAATGTTGCGACGAACTTTTGATTTTTTTAATAAGGTAGAAGATCCTTCAAACTGGGTAGCAATTATACAATTAACGGATCCTTATAGATTTGAATATTTTGACAATGTTGTGCAGCACTATGCAGGCGTAGTTCATGACGCTCCTTTACTTGATGATAGTGCAACAGATTCTAAAACTATTGATATCGATGATGTAGCTAGGCGAGCTAAGACACCGATCGCTTATAGAAACTTATTCTTAAATTATGATCTAATAGCAAATGAATTATTTGAAAAGTTATTTGCTCTTACATCATATCTAGAAAAGAAAAATGTTGAATATTTTATTACTTGTATGAGTAATAAATGTTCCCCAGAAGTAATAGCTAAAGATTGTTCTAATTTGAGAGTTAAAGAAATTTTTAAGCTAATGGATCAAAACAGAATAACAACTCTCAGACCAATAAGTCATGTGTTGCTTGATGAAAACGATGTTGAATCTCCTACTGATAGGCATCCAAGTAAGCAAGGACATAAAAAGATTTACAGATACATATATAATTATTTACAGGCCAAGGGTGTAATGCAATGAGCGAAATAAAAGAATATACAGATGATGTACAGGAACTTTTTGTAAAGTTTCTAATCAGCGATGCTGACTTATTTGCTCGTTGTCAAAATATTATCAAACCAGAGTTTTTTAATCGTAAGTTTAAAACTACAGTTGAACTTTTAAAGAATCACAGTGAAAAATATAACAGTATCCCTACACTAGAACAAATCAATGCTATTGGCGGGCTTGATATAGAAGTAATACAGAATGTAACACCAGATCATCAAAACTGGTTTATGGATGAGTTTGAAACTTTCTGTAGACACAAGGCCCTAGAAAAAGCAATCATTGAAAGTACAGACTTACTAGAAAAGCAAAACTACGGTGAAGTAGAAAACAAGATTAAGGCAGCAGTACAAACTGGGCTCGTAAAGGATTTGGGCTTAGACTATTTTGAAAACCCCAAGGAAAGACTTGAGTGGATCAAGAAGCAAGCTGGTGCAATTAGCACAGGGTGGAAAGGCATTGACCAGAAGTTATACGGCGGCCTTAACCGAGGTGAAATTACTGTATTCGCTGGTGGCTCCGGCGCAGGCAAAAGTTTGTTCTTGCAAAACTTTGGTGTTAACTGGAGTCTTGCAGGACTTAATGTTGTTTACATCAGTCTAGAACTTAGTGAGCAACTTATTAGTATGCGACTAGACAGTATGGTAAGTGGTCATGCCGCTCGCGAAATCATGCGTAATATTGAAGATGTTGATCTTAAGGTGCGTATGAAAGGTAAAGGCGCCGGTAAGTTTCGTGTTAAACAGATGCCCAGCGGTATTACTGCCAACGACATCCGTGCATTCTTGCGCGAGTATGAAATCCAAAGTGGCGTTAAAGTAGATGCACTACTAGTGGACTATTTAGATCTCATGATGCCCATTGCTGCAAAGATCAGCGCAGAGAACTTGTTCGTTAAGGACAAATATGTGAGTGAAGAATTGCGTAACCTAGCAGTAGAGCGCAACTTACTGCTAGTAACAGCATCACAGCTAAATCGTGCAGCAGTAGAAGAAATTGAATTTGACCACAGTCACATTGCTGGCGGTATCAGTAAAATTAACACATCTGATAATGTTATTGGTATCTTTACCAGTAATGCTATGCGTGAGCGCGGACGTTATCAAATTCAGTTTATGAAAACAAGAAGCAGTAGCGGTGTTGGTAGTAAAGTAGACCTTAAATTTAACCCAGATACACTACGAATTGAAGATTTAGAAGAAGGTGAAGAGGATGCTAATACTGTTTCAACCAAAGGCCTAGTTGAGCAGTTAAAGCGTAGTGGTGCTATTAAAGCTGAAGAACCACAAGCACAGGAAACAGTTAATTCCAGCCTTGCGTTAATGGACTTCATTAAAGGTAAAAAGTGATAAATATACTTAATACTAAAACTTGGAGACCGTTGTGAGACGCAGTCGAAGTATTCTAGAAGAACTTAATCAGATTTCAATTGATAGGGACCGTGACCATGTAGTGGAAAACCGCGGTGAACATGTTATCCGAAGTGCAATCAATCTACTAGAACAAATCGACAGATACTACGACGATGAAACTGCTAAAGATCTAACCAATAGATTGATTAACAGTATCAAAGGCCGCGACAGCGCAAAATTCTCCAGGGGCATAAAGAAAATTATTCGAGAAAGCCAATCCGGAGAAGATGATGCGACTACATGAAATTGAAAACATTGACGAAGCGCCTTTAGATCTATTTAAACGAGGTGCTGCCGCTGCTAAAGCATTTATGCAAACGCCACAGACGAATGCTCCAGCACAGCCTACTGCTGTACCGCAAGCAGCTTCAACCGGTCTTAAGAATGGCACTAAAGATTCTGGTTATACCTATAACGCTCAAACAAGAAAGTGGGTTCATCCTACTAAAGGCGAAGCTAAAGGTATGTTGAACCGTCAACTTATGAATAAACACGGTGCAAATGATAGCGGCGAGCCACTAAAACCCTCAATGGGCCAAAAAATTAGTCAAAAGCTAGGCGGCCCTTTTGCACAAGGCTTAGATCCAAAAGCAGGCATCGCACAAAAGATTGGTGCAAAGATTGGCTCGGCTCTGGGTCGTGGTGTTGCTGCACTTGTTCGTCCTAAGGACACAGACGGTGATGGTCAACCTGACGATGCCGCAGCAGAGCCAGCAGCACCTGCACAAGGTAATGCACAAGCACCTCAAGCACCTCAAGCACCTACTAGTAGATTTGCCGGCGGTGGCCTCAAAGTGCCTCAAGGAGCAGATAGCTTTGAGGTTTCTAAACAACAGATGCGTACATTAAAACCTGCCGCAGGCGCAAAGGCTTTACCTCCTAAAACAATTGCATCGTTGCAAGCTGATATGAAAAAACTGGCAGCTGGCGATAAAGACAGCGGCGCATACGCTGCTGATAAAATTCTAAAGTTTGCACAAGCAGGTTACGATGTGAGCAAACTTCATCCTCAGTGGTTAGCTCAAGCCAAAGCAGGCGAGCGTATGCTAACACAGAGTGCATACCACGAGATTAATAACATGCTAGAAAGTTTTGGTTTAACATGGAAAGATTTAGGTTTAGTAGTTCGCATTGATGAAAGTGTTTCTGATTATGTATTCATCATGTCAAAAGAACTAGCTGATATAAAAATTAAAGCAGGTATCTAAGATGCGTTTTATTGAAATTTCAAAACCTTTAATAACAGAAATTATTAGTGAAAGTCTAGTAGCTGAGGCTGAAGGCAAGAACACTCACCTTGAGCATCTAGAAGATAATATCTTTAACAAAGGTTTTGCCGGCGCTAAAGAAGCTATTGACTATCTATATAGCTTGCATGAAATGCTAGAAGGTCACAGCAAAGGTGCAGTAAGCATGACCACTAAGTGGGATGGCGCTCCAGCGGTAGTTGCTGGCCGAGACCCTGAGTCAGGAAAGTTCTTTGTTGGAACTAAGGGCGTATTTGCTAAAAGTCCAAAGCTAAATTTCACTGTTGCTGATATCAAGGCAAATCATCCTGCTGAAGGTCTGCAAGAAAAGTTAATAGTTGCCCTAAAAAATCTCAGTAAGCTAAAATGGAATACTGTTGTACAGGGTGATATGCTGTTCACACGCAGCGACCTTAAGGAAGCTAACATTGACGGCGTGGAATATATTACATTTCAACCAAACACAATCGTGTATGCAGTACCAAAGGACAGCGACCTGGCTAGACAAATTATGAGCGCCGAAATGGGCATTGTATGGCATACAGAATATCCAGGCGGCCCTACATTAGCTGATACTACTGCAACATTTGGTTTTGATAGCAGTCAACTAGGTAATACTCCAGGTGTATGGCACCGAGATGCTCGTATCCAAGATCTTAGCGGTACAGTTACTCTAACATCTGAAGAAAGTGCAAGTGTAATAGAAGCTATCAGCGAAGCCGACCATTATCTCAAAGGTATTCCTGCTGCAACATTTAGTTGGCTTGAAAAAGGCAACGAAGTTATAGGTCCTGACTTTATACAGCAACTTAAAGCGCATGTCAATAATAATATTCGCGCTGGTGCATTTGACGCACCTGAAAAGTTTGCACAAGGCTTTGTACAAAAGTACATAGACTTTATGAAGAAAAAAATTGATGGATACAAGACTGCTGAAAAGCAATCTGCTGCTACTGAGCAACTAACACAGGGTGTGCAGTTTATTAGACAGCATGTGCCTGAAATTGTAGCAGTATATGATCTATACTTAAAAATCATTGAAGCAAAAGTACGACTAATTCGTAAGCTAGAACAGATTCGCCAAATTCCTACATTTAAACAAGAAGGTGATGCATTTGTAGCTACCAACGAAGAAGGCTTTGTTGCTGTTGACCGTATTGGTAATGCACTTAAACTTGTTGACCGTTTAGAGTTTAGCAGACTAAACTTTGGCTCAGGTAAGCCCGGGAGTAAGTAATGGAATTTCTGTTACTTGACAAGGTATTAACCGAGTCTAGGCTATACAGATACAGCAGAAACTTTGCTGAGATTGACGGCAAAGACGCTGCTAATCTTTTGTATCTAACTACTCTAGTTACATACATGCTTACCTTAGACGATGAAACTGTAGACTACGGTTTGACCTATGCTCAGAAAACAGTACAATATGGTGGGTATTCATTGTTTAGAACCCATGCTACAGATTTATACCTGCTAGCATATACTGTGTCTAATCCTCAAAACAAACAAGTAAGTTTGAAAAATTCCAGCAGTAAAGATTATATTGAACGATTAAAGTTCCAGCCTAAGATGCATTGGCGTTTTATTATGGACATGTCTAATGGATTTGTTACTAGTAATGATGCATACACTAACTTGTTTAGATTTGAAACACAATTAAAAATTACTGATAGTCGCTATAAGCGTTGGAGACGGTTAATTCTCGATTGGCGTAACTTAAAGAATATACAAAAGCAGTTAGTAGTTGCTCAAGTTACACAAGAGTTTAGAAAGATTGGCCGCGGATCTGAATTATTAGTACCATTAACTGATATGTTAAAGGATCGCAACTATGTAAATTCTGATATTGCTGCACCTCCAAAGGATGTATCCAACGATGCTATTGCCGCAGCAGCTACAGCAGCTCTTGCTAACAAGTTATCCACCCCAGTGGGCGCACAGAACCTGGGCACGGGTATTGGTGCTTTAGCTGCTTATTGGGCCAGCCGTCGGCCCTAATCTAAATCAAAGTTTCTTTTTTTGATAAATAAACTTATACAAGCACGAAAGTGCGTATAATATTTTAGGAGAATAACGATGGCTCAGACAAGAGTAAATGGTACAGTAGCAGTAGGCCAGTTTTTAACTGGTGCGCTAACTCACTTTATTGTTGACGAAGTAGATGGTTCAGCAAACATTGCAAACTTTGGTTTCACAGCTGGTTCAGCAGATCCAGGTGAAAAAGTTGTTAAGGCAATCCAACTAGTTGCTAACCCAGTAATCCTTGCAAGCGGCAACGCTCGCGTAATGTATGTTGCAGTAGAACTTCCAGGTGTTACAGCAGCAGACCTTCAAGCAAATGTTCGCGCAGCAACAGGTTATGCTAACTTAACAGTTACAGCAGGTAGCTACCGCGTAGTATAATAATTCCTTAGGACCAAGGAATGAAAAAGCCCTCGCTAGTCGGGGGCTTTTTTTTGGTTTAATTTTTAACCTATTCAAAATCCTAGATGTGATAAATATAAAATATTGGAGATACATACATGAGTTACACATCACGATCTGGTGCAATGGGTAGTGCTGAAGTTGTTACAGGTAACATCGAATTCTATACATTGTTTACTACACTAGACATTACACGAACCGGCGATTATAACGATAATAGTCAAAAAGATTTTGAAAGTGTTGTGCAAGTTATCGGACTAAGAGCTATGCCTATTATGATGAATGAACCTGTTTATCTAAATGGCACCGGCAGCTTGGTACTAGAAAACTTTGGCGCACAAACATTGACAGGTGCAGGCTGGATTTTTAAGTTTGCATTTGAGCGAGCAGAAGTACATACTATACAGACATTAACAGACGAATTACATGGTATTGTGTTGTTCGATGGTACAATTGATACTAAGAACACAGTTAATATGGAATTTAGTAAACAGGATCTATTATAATGGCTGATAAAGAAACTAAAGAAAAGACTCAAGTGTATCTAGAGACAGGTAACCTAGAAGCGCACATAATCGCAGATATGTTGCGAATTGAAAATATCACCACCGAACTTAACGAGTTCAAAACTGACACTAAAGAACGACTTAATAAATTAGAAAATTGGATTATAGGTATTGTGGCAATTACTGTAACTACATTGTTAAGTGTGGTCACAGCAATCATCATTAATATGATAGGAAAATAATGAAAATTAGCGAACTAAAGGGAGTAATGGGAGCCATCGAGTTTCACGACAAACTCAATCCTTCTCTTTGGGAAAATTATATGCTAAAGCCTGAAGTTTCAGAAAGGCTTTCAAAGATTGCAAACTTTTTTATTGATTTCCTAGACGTTGAAGATTTAAAAGTTGTAGATATTACTGTATCAGGTAGTAATGCAGCATTTACTTATACATTAAAAAGTGATATTGATCTTCATATTGTAGTTGAAGTAGACAGCGATAAACAAGCTCTTATGCGTAACTTTTTTGATGCTAAGAAAACTATCTTCAACAGTCAACACGAAATTGTTATTAAAAAACAGCCTGTTGAATTATATGTCCAGTTCAGCGATCAACCACATGCTAGTGCGGGTATTTTTAGTATCATGCATCATAAGTGGTTGTCAAAGCCAAAGAAGGTAGAAGCAAAGATTGACGACAGTGATGTGCAGTCAAAAGCTAAGAGTTATGTAAACTCTATCAGCGATGCTATTCGTAAGCGCGATATAGATGCTGTTAATAAAATTTGGGAAAAGATCAAAGAAGATCGTAAAGAAGGTCTTAGCAAACACGGTGAGTTTGGTACAGAAAATTTAGTTTTTAAAACTTTACGAAATGCAGGATTCTTAGAACTGCTAACTAAATTTAAGAAAATTTATGTAAGTCAACAATTAAGCCTGGAACACGCAAATGAAATTTGAAAACATCAGAACCCTAGAAAACTTTTTATTAGAATATGGTAAAGATTCAGGTCCACCTACACCTGTTAGCGGTCAAACCTCTGGTTCAATTACAGCAAAAGGATCAGTGAGCCCCACCTCATCCGGATCGTCGCCTAGTCCTTCTAGTGCATCATCACCGTCACCTAGTAAAAAATCTACTCAAGCGCAAAAACCTGATGACGACGATGATGATCTAATGGTGATTCCTGCAACTAAAGCACCAATGGGTGCTGTAGTTACTAACCGCAACGGTGAAGACCAGGGTGTGG